GTGTTGCCCCAGATGGTGTTGTGGATTATGTCTTTGCCACCGAACTGAATTTCGTAGCAGAACAGACGCTTGGCCCGGACTTGGTCTACTACACCGCCGCCGACACCGCCGCCGTCGATCATGATTCCGTCGGCGTGGTATTGGGCGTTGATGTTGCTGACTTCGTCGGCGAGTTGGGTTGTGGACATTCCGTTGTAGCGGAAGCGCTCGATGGTACGGGCATCGCGGCCTTTGCGGGGGAAGATCACGGATGCGTTCATGCCGAAGCGAGCGACGTCGACGCCTAGAGCTAGGGGTTCAGCGCGGTCGACAAAGACGTCTCGGGCCATGGCTTCGTCAATAGCTGCGGCCGAGAAGAATTCCATCAAGCCTTTGCGGGGGAACTGGCCTAGGACACGGACGCGAACGAAGTCGGAGTCAAGACCATATGCATCGATCCAACCCTGTAGTCGCTTCTTGTTGGTGATCCGAACGGTCCGAGAATCGATCTGTAGGTGATGCCACTGACCAGCAAACTTTCCGCCCGGGAAACACTCTTTGAATCGGCCGATGTTTCGCGTGGGGTTCCCAAAGGCAAGCCAGATGATTTCTGTGTCGGCATCGGTGAGTGCGCCTTCTGCGGTTTCCCAGATAATGTCGGGGATTTCGGAAGCTTCGTCGAAGATCAGGAGCAGGCGCTTGCCTTTATTGTGGAGGCCGGCGAAGGCTGCTGGGTTTTTCTCAGACCAAGGAATCATGTCGATGCGCCAAGTGCGCTCGCGGTTGGGGTCTTTGGAGAATAGACCGGTGGCGGTCAGGGTGTAGTGGTCGCGGGCGAAGAAGCAGAGGTTAAACCATTTGCCAAGTTCAGCCCAAGTTTTGGTTTTAAGCTGAGTTTCAGTGTTGGCAGTGATGACTCCGCGAGTGTCGGGGAATGTGCAGAAGGCCCAGAGGGTAAGCTGAGCGACGGTTGCGGATTTGGCGATGCCGTGGCCAGAGGCAATGGCTTCTTGAATGGCGGTGTTTATATCGGTAAGGCCATCACGGATTCGGTTCATAAGGTCGCAGGCCCATTGCTCTGGGCCTGAGGAATTTTCAAGAACTGTGCCGGGCTCGCCCCATGGAAAAGCACCCATCACAAAGGTGAGGGGATCGCCTTTGACGGATGCTAGCCACTGGAAGAGCTTGTCATCGTTCATATTAAAATCTCATTTTACAGCGCACAAGGCCGCTGCGAGGATAAGACGCTTTAATGGAACGTGCATCGGACCTCCAGAACTTCGCCCGCTGCAAAATTCGTTGCCGCCCCGCCGCGCGTGTAATTCGTGAATGTCGCTGTTGTCTGCGTCGCACTGGTCATCTTCACGTCATAGCTGGCAGGCGCTGTTGTGTCGTCCGCAGAACAAGACCAACGGACTGGCACTGTCAGCGGAAAGGTGACCGTTCCAGTCTGGCCCGGAGCGGTCCCGACAGTAACGTTGAACGCCTTAAATCCGTTGTTGTTTGTAAGCGTTGGGCTGGTGCCGAACCCGGCTGAAATTGTCGGGGTCAGAACTGGTTGGTAGTTGTCAACCGTGACGCCTTGCATGTATTGCGGGTTATACAGAATATATGTGCAAGCCACGGAACAGCTTACATTTTGCAATGTAACGTTCGTGGTGCCCGCAGACGAAGACCCAAATAGAATTGTTGGGTAGGTGACCTCAAGCCCTATAAGGGAGACATTGTTATACGGGCCGCCGTACATGAGGTTGGCCCCGGACAAGACGCCCCAAACCCCACCGTATATAGAGAAATTTTTGCAAGGCCCGATGTTGAGCAGGGTCGTCCCGTTTGTGGTTGCATCATAAACGCCACCACTGCGGAACGTAATGCTGTCGCATGTAATTGAAGGGTCGCTATACATCACCCTCTGCGCGCCGTCGCCCGAAGGCTCTTGACGCAGGCCATTAATATCCCAATCTTGATCCGGGTTTGTGAACGAATAACCGGATACACTGGCAATGACCGGGTTTTCAAAGCGGACAGACTTCGAGTATGAATAGGTTCCTGTCGGGGATGATGTCTGCGCGATAGAGACCGTGTAGGTTCCAGTTCCGCCTGTGCCACTGCCGAGGCCGACAATGCGGGTGCCGCCCGTGACGCCACCGCCTGTCAAAAAATCCCCGACACTCAGGGAACCGGATGAAACAGCAGAAACCGTGAGCGTGGTTCCCGAAATCGACCCCGTGTAGACCGCCGGAACCTTTCGCCCGTCAACGGCGCGAGCAAGAGACGCCCAAATGCTGTCACGGAATACAGCGCCGCTCGAATTGAGAAGGTTGACGCCCCACGCCGTATTCAGTCCATTCCCGTTAAAATAACAATGGTTGCAGATGAAGCCCTGCGTATCGTTCCCGTTGCTGCTCGATAGATCGAGAAGATAGGTCGCCGCCGAACTCGCGCTTGCAACCCAACTAATGCTGTCAAAAACGACATTGGCCGACGATTTCGCCGTTGTGCAGCCTGCGACGGACTGGCAACTGATGTATGTCGCGGCAAGGCCGCCTTCGGACGAAACCGTGATGCCGGATTTTCCGTCGAGGCTCATCAGGTTAATCGGGATCGAGCCACGCGGAAGAACAATCTTCGTCGGGCCGGAAATCCCCGCCATAAGCGACGCCCAATTCGTGGAATTGGTGGCGGCTGAATTGCTCGGCAGAATCCCGTAAGCAGCGGCATAAATAGCAGAAGAATCGCCGGTAAGATTCTGCGCGTCTGTGCCGGTAGCAAAATACCCGAAGGGCGAACCGCTGGTCTTGGTGCATGTCAGCGCGACAGATCCCGCAGAGGTCGTGCAATCCCCCCCTACAAAAGCCGGAAGTTGACTGGGAACGATTCCTGCGGAATTGCCATAACCAATATACCGCCAAATGTTATTTCGTTGGTCAAACTGCGCGGCAAATGTGGATGCGCCAACGCAAGCTGTGGGTAGATTTGAATCTACTGTTGATCCATCGGATGATGTGATAGAAATTGCAGCAGCCGATCCGCCACAAGAGAAGGATAGAATCTGGCCTTCAAATGCAGGATTTGGGAGTTGAATCGTCCATGTGCCAGAAATTGCCCCAACAGTATAAATATTGAGGTTTGTTGGATGGTTAGGTTGGGGTGGGATTTTAGTTGTGACGTTGGCACCACCGACTTGGCTTATGTAGCCGGTAGCGTAGATTGGAGAGTTGATGGTACCATTTGGCTGCTGTGCTAGTGCAGGACTAGCGAAGATGGTAAGGAGAGCTAGAAGCTTGCGCATTAGTAATAGCTCACGGTCAAGTCAGAAGAAGCTGTTGCGGTAACGAGAGTCAGGCCGGTGGTGAAATTGACGTCATAGGTGAGACAGGGATTGGTCGAAGCAAAGACGGTGATGGTGCCGATCTTTGTGCCGTGGGCCGTGGTGTTGTCGTAGATGGTGATGGTTTCAGTCGCTGCAGGGGTGTTCACACAAATGGTGTGAAGGATGCCGCCACCAGATTTAACTGTGGTTGTGGCTTGGCCAGTGATGTTGAGATAGCGATATGTGGCGATGACAGTCTGCGGAGAGCCAAAGATCTGAGCTTCACTTTTCAAGCAAAGACCAAACAACATCATAGTGGCGATGAAAACCCAGCGGAGAGATATTTTCATGTGGCACCTTTATAAAAGACCCCGGGAACTCAAGCGAGGGTGAAAGCCAATAACACACTCACGAGTAACCCGGGGTCATCGGCGGGTTGAGGGGAACCAGCCGATTCGGTTTAGTCTTCTAGACGATTGGCATCGATGATCTTGGCGGACCGGGAGATTGCAAGTTCCAGCCGGGCCGCGAAGTCGATGTTGATGTTTTCTTTGGTGGACTTACGATGGTACTCGGTACGGTCGGCCATTGAGTCGAAGACCTTTAGGGCGAACTCAGGTTTGACTTCGTCCTCGTCAAGGGCATCTTCGATCAGGCGCACGGCTTTCATGCGTACGCGGTGCATGTATTCGTAGGTGCCGTCACGGTGTTTACGCCATTCGTCGTGGTCATCGGCACGATAGCGCTCGATGAGTTCCTGCATGGCAGGGGAGTTGCGAAGGACCGAGACGCGGGCAATGGAATAGCCGGTCTCAGCTGCGACTTCGTTGTTGGACAGCCCAGAGACGAAGAGCCGCGCCATGATATGGTGCTGGTCACGGAGCTTGGCGATCCGGACTCGGGCTGAGGGCTGGCGCAGGAGTTCGAGGTCTGCACGAACCATCGGCCGAACAGATCGAATCACCGGGGAGTTAGGGTTGCGCTGCACTTTCATATCCGACGTTCCAGGGGTTGGGTTAGGGCCGGAAGGATATCTCGGTTATGGCGTGGTTTGAACTCAGCGATGAGTTCCGCGTAGGTAGCTTCGAGTTGATCCGGGTGGATGTACTTCACGAGGACTTGGTCGAAGGTCACGCGGGGAAACCAACTGGGCATGGTCTTCGCCCGATAGTTGCTGATCGCCCCGAGCATCCCGCGAGTGGATTTGCCGACAAACACAATTTTCCCGCGATAGGCCAGGATGAAAATCCCACCACCCAAGACCTCGGAGATATCGGCAAAGTCTTCCAATTTCATACCCTTGATGCTAGCAGATTCGCAGGGATTGTCAACCCCAACCAAAAACTCAAATTTTATATTTTTATATTGGGGTGAGGTTTTCAAAATTAATTTCGGTTTGGGAGGGAGTCTGCGCCGGGC